AATATAGATTTGGATTATTATTTTGGTTTAATTTTAGGTTATTATGCGTCTGAAGGAAGTAGTGGAGCTAATGGTAGAGCTATTTCTTTTTCATTGGATGGTCATATAGATGAAACTTTAGATTCTTATGTAAAAGAATTAACAAATGCTATTAATAAAGTTTTTTACATAGAGCCTAAATTTTATAAAAAGAAAAATAATGTTTTAGATATTTGTATAAATAGTAGAATTGTAGTAGATTTATTAAAAAATATATGTCCCGGAGTTTCTCATACAAAATTTATAGATCCGAATATATTATATTCTAATCAAGAATTTTTAAAAGGATTTATTGTTGGTTATTGGCATGGGGATGGATGTGTGCATTGGAATAAATTTGAAAAAGTATATGTTATGATAGCTAGATGCGTTAATAAATCTTTATTATCACAAGTCCAAATAGCATTATCTTATTTTGGAATTAGATGTTCGTTAACAAATTATAAAATAAATAATAAATCAATTTTTAGAAATAAAGAGTATAATTCAAAACAGTCATACAGTTTAACTATAAGAGCGGATAGCCGCGAAGAATTTTTAAAATTATTAAAAGATAAAGATTATTATCCAGAAAATGAAAAGGAAGTTTTAACTTATAAAATTAAAAATAAAGAACTTGTAGATTATAATGGATATGTTTATAATTTACACGTAGAAGAAGATAATAGTTATTCATTAGTTAATTCTACTTTACATAACTGTTTCGTTGATGATTCTAATGGATTTTTCAAAAGATCCCTTATTGAAAAATGTACTTGTAAAGAACCTATTAGTTTACCAAGCGGTCTTATACAATTTTCCGCTCGTCTTCATGGTGATCCAAAAGGTAAATATTTTTATGGGGTTGATCCTGCCTCTGAAAGTGACAACTTCGCCATTGTTATAATAGAACAGCATAGTGATCATAATAGGATAGTTTATTCATGGACAACAACCCGTCAAAAAATAGTAGATGCTCGCAAGTCTGGTAATGTACCCCGTGACGAAAATGATTTTTATCAATATATTGCTCAAAAGATAAGATCCCTTATGAGGATTTTTCCTCCCGTAATAATTTCGCTTGATAGTCAAGGTGGTGGATATGGAGTGATGGAGGCCCTACATAATTTTAAAAGTTTAAAAGAGGGAGAATTACCTATTTGGCCGATTACGGAAGATCATCCTCTATCTAATAAAGGGGGAAAAGATTATGGTTATGATAACGAGGCTGGTATACATAATTTAGAAATGGTCCAATTAACGCGGGCGGAATATAGAGTAGAAGCTAACCATTCTTTAAAAGGTCAATTAGAACAGAGAACGCTTATTTTTCCCTTTTTTGATCCAATTGAAATTAGTATAGCTCAAGATAAAGATGATAGCGAAGGTAGAACATATGACACCTTACAGGACGTGGTTTTGGAAATAGAACAATTAAAAGAGGAATTATCAACAATTGTTCATACTACTACTCTAACCGGGCTTGACCGTTGGGATACGCCGGAAATTCTTCTTCCCGGTCAGAAAAAGGGCCGTCTTCGTAAAGATAGATATTCAGCTTTATTATTTGCTAATTACGCGGCAACTAGATTTAATAGGCCGACAACGGTAAAATATGAAGCAGTCGGAGGTATAGCTCAGACTATGGATTTAAGAAAACCTGTAATGGGAAATCCTTATGGAGGATCAGCCGATTGGTATTCTGCTGCCGCTGCTAAAAGTGTTTTATTTTCAGATCAAATTATAAATTCGCCAAGAGAAATTTCATGGTCTGATAGTTATAATTATGGTATTGATAGGCAAATTCGTTAAGGAGGAAAAGATATGGAAATGAACCAAGATATTCTTATAAGAAAGAGAATAAATGGTAGAAAATTTTATAGTAGATTAAAAAAAGAAATTATTCAAGTTTATGGTTGTATTTGTCAATGTTGTGGAGAGTCTAACCCAACCCTATTAACAATTGACCATATAAATGGTGGGGGAGATAAGCATAGGAAAGAAGTTGGAAGTCATGTATTATATCCGTGGTTAAAAAAGAATGGTTATCCAAAGGATAATTTCCAACTTTTGTGCTGGAACTGCAATTGTACTAAAGGTCATTTTGGATGTTGTCCGCACGATCCGGATTTTGAAATAAAGAATACTATTAGTAAGACTAATGATGCTTTTAGAAAACGAAAAAATAAAATAGAAGTAATAGATCATTACGGTGGAAAATGTTTTAACTGTGGAATTAATAATATTCTTTTTCTTACAATTCATCATATAAATAATGACGGAGCACAACATAGAAGAGAAATGAAAATTAGGGATATTTACCAGTGGGTCAAAAGAAATAATTTTCCAGAAGATATATTTCAGATTTTGTGTTATAACTGTAATTGTTCAAAAAGTATATTATTTAAAAATACTGATATTAATAGATCTAAAACGTTAGTTTGGGGTGGAACGGATGAAAGTGCCTACCGAGACTCTAGGATAGCTCGCTGAGTGTTATAATTAAGTTTTACTGTATTATAATAGAAAGGAAGAGGAATATGAGAAAGTCAAAAGGATATTATAGAGATAGAGATAAATGGAAGTGCATAATAGTTATAGATGGGAAGCAAAAGTTTATTGGTTATTTTGATACTGAAGAAATGGCACATAAAGCATATGTGGAGGCTTGTATAGAACACGGTTATGAGAATAGAATAAATGGATATTTAGATGATGAAAATGTTCGTAAAAGAAGACTTGAAAGAGCTAATATTTATGGAAAAAAATCATATATAGAACTAAAAGAAGAAATTATAATTGCTTATGGTAGTATTTGCCAATGTTGTGGGGAAAATAACCCAGAATTTTTAACAATTGATCATATTAATGAAGACGGGGCTAAACATAGAAAAGAAATTGGTAAAAGCGCTGGATGTAATTTTTATAGATGGCTTAGAAAAAATAATTATCCAAAAGATAATTTTCAACTTTTGTGTTATAATTGTAATTGTGCTAAACATAGATTTGGCTATTGCCCTCACAAATTAAATAGATATCAAGGATAAGGTGTATAAATATACTGATTACATTACAATTGAATTATAATTGGATTAACTTATGAAAAATGTTATTGAAACGATCGAGGGGCAAAAAATACCAGTTAGTACTTCTTTAGGGAAACCTGGTTATATTTCTTGGGAGGATTCTACTCAGTTTGCTTCAGCTTCAGTTCAGGGTAGGATAAATCAAGCTATAAATAGTATGGTAGGGGTGGAAAGATCAAGTGGGATAGAAAAAACTAGTGCAGCCATAAGCAATAGGTTCCAGGGGATAGACGCAAATACTTCTGTGCGTGACGCTTATTCTCGTTTAGACTACGAATTTTTCAGGCCGAACGAGCAATTACCTAAACGTTTTCGTGATATAATCTTCGCTTGTAACGGAGCCTACCAAAAAATCGGCATCGTTCGTGAAATTATAGATATGATGGGTGACTTCGGTTCAGCGGGAATTCGTCTTGTCCATCCCAATCAAAGTATAGAAAGATTTTACCAAGCTTGGTTTAATTCTGTAAATGGAAAAGAACGGTCTGAAAGACTGCTTAATTATCTTTATCGAATGGGTAATGTAGTAATTAAACGTAGTAATGGCGAACTTCAACAAAAAACTATTGATACTTGGAAAAAAGCACAGGCCCGTTCTAAACAAGTAATAGAAACCGATCTAGACGATGAGGATAAGCCGGAGCCCGGTCCTAATCAAATACCACTTAAATATACTTTCCTTAATCCGATTGTATTAGAAGTAATTGGAGAAGATTTAGCGGCGTTTACCGGGCGTGTTCATTATGCGTTAAAATTACCAATGAATTTTTACCGTTCACTTAATCTTCCACTCACTTCTTTTGATCCCGCTATTCTTACTGAGGAACTTCCCCGCGATATTCAAGGGGCTCTAGATAATAATGATCGCTATTTAGTTTTGGACCCGGCTAAGTTAATTACTTGTTTTTATAAGAAGGATGATTGGGACGTTTGGTCATACCCGATGTTATACGCCCTTCTAGATGATTTAATATTATTTGAGAAAATGAAATTGGCTGACTTGACAGCTCTTGATGGAGTTATCTCCCATATCCGTATTTGGAAAATGGGTTCGCTTGAACATAAGATATTTCCTAATAACGCGGCTATTCAAAAATTATCAAGTATTCTTCTTAATCATACTGCCGGAGGCGCGATTGATTTAATTTGGGGGCCGGACTTAACTGTAGAGGAAACGAAAACGGATGTTTATAAATTTTTGGGCGGGGAAAAATATCAGGGCGTAATGGCTCATATTCATCAAGGGCTCGGTATTCCCGCGTCGCTAGAAGGAAAGGGCGGAACATTTTCAGATAGTATGGTTTCCCTTCGCACTCTTTTAGAAAGACTTCGCTATGGACGGGAAATTCTTAAGGAATTTTGGAATAATGAGATAAAATATGTGCAAAAGGCGATGAACTTCAGATACCCTGCTCAAGTTACATTTCAAAATTTAAATCTACATGATGAAGTTTCTGAAAAAGCCTTATTTATCCAAATGGCAGACAGAGATTATATAAGTATTGAAACACTTCAAGAAAAATTTGGTGAGCTACCCGAAATCGAACAGATGAGACTTAAACGACAGCATAAACAAGTAAAAGATAAAACCATGACTCGCGTTAGTCCTTATCATGATGCCCAGCCAGATTTATCCCTCCATAAAATAGCTTTACAAGGTGGCTCTGTAACACCTTCGCAAGTTGGTCTTGATTTGCCACCACCCAAGGATGGAGAAAAAACTGCGATTGAACATCAAGGTGATGCGCAGGTTAAAGCAATTAAGGCTAGACCGCCAATAGGAGTAAGTGGGCAAGGTCGTCCTATAAATAGTAAAGATTCTAAGAAACGCAAACAAAAAGTTGTAAATCCAAGATCTGAGGCTAAATCTATTGGAGAAAATATAACAGAATTAACCTTATATGGAAATAAATTACAAAAAGTTATAGCGGATACAATAGACCCATTTTTCTTAAATAAATTTAATAGATCCAATTTAAGGCAAATGACGGATATTGAAAAATCTGAGGCAGAGGAATTCAAACAAGTATTAATGTTCTCTATAAAACCTTATTCCGTGAAGACCTATGAAGATATCACCATTGCTCTTACTAAACCTATCATGATGTATAATAATATAGAGACTTTAATAAATCAGATGGCGGCAGATTGTACTGTGAAATTTGGAGTCCCGCCAACATTTGATGATATGAAAAGTATTAGGAGTTTAGCATATGCGGCATTTAATACAGGAGAAGAAAATGATGAGGGAATGTAAAATTTGTAAACAAAATAAAGATATAAATGAATTTTATACTAAGCATGCTAAGTGTAAATCATGTTATAAACAATTTTTTGCTAGAACTAAAGAAGAAAGAAGAGAATATAGAAGAAGTCATTATATAAAAAATCGAGAAAGACTTCGTAAAATAGCAAAAGATTATTATGATGAATATCTTAAACATGATAAAGAAAAAAGAAAATTGCAAAAAATTAAATATACTCATCATTTAGATAAACGAGAATATTATGATTTAATAGAAAAATCTAATGGTTTATGTAATATTTGTAAAAAATCATTTGAAAATAAACCTCATATAGACCACGATCATTTGACTGGAAGGATAAGAGGTGTATTATGTAATAAGTGTAATTTAGGTATTGGTCTTTTATGTGACGATATAAATATATTAACTAATGCTATAGATTATTTAAAAGATCATGGTAAAATGCCAATTAATACTAAATCTTATACGAAAGAAAATTATGGAAGTTTTATCACCTAGAATTTTACAAGGTTTTAATACTCAGGTTGGCAATGAATTAAGAAATGCAAATATCTATTTAATGATTGCCGCCTATTTTAAAGATAAAGCACTTTTTAATATTGCTAAAATATATCAAGATCAGGTTGAAGAGGAAAGAAAGCACGCCCAAAAGTTTATTGATTTTATAATAGACCATCGGGGCGAATTATATATACCGGCGATTGATATAATTGATATTAAATTGTCCGCGTTGGAAGCTGTAAAGTTAGCTCTTGCCGCCGAAGTGAAAACTACTAATCAAATTTATAATCTGGTTGAAATAGCGCAGTACGAGAAAAATCATATTGTTTATAATTTTTTACTTTATTTTATTTCAGAACAAGAGGAAGAACTTAAAAGTGCTAATGATAGATTGTCTATAATAGAGAGAAATAAAGATAATCTAGAATTGGCAAATATGGTGTTTAAGGATATTATATAAAATGAGAATTATAAAAATTTATCCTAAACCGTGTAAACAGTGTGGTTTAATTTTTAATATGGATAAATTTCCTATAACAAATAAAAAAACCGGTAATAGACTCAATATATGTATAGAATGTAAAAATGAAAATGGTCGTATATATAAAAGTAAAAATAAAGAAAAATGCAATTGGAAAATTTACGTTAAAAGAATGGGAAGATATTAAACAAAAATATAATTATACATGTTTATGTTGTTTAAAGAAAGAACCAGAAATTAAATTAACTATTGATCATATTTTGCCATTAATTTTAGGTGGATCTAATTATATAAATAATATTCAACCATTGTGTATAAGTTATAATTCAAAAAAGGGTAAACAAAATATAGATTATAGGGTAATGTTATGAATGTCTATTCCGCTGAAATTGAAGCTGGTATATCTGATAAAATTCAATCTTCTACCGCTATTGCCTATACTTCTCCTATTATGCAATTTAAAGATGAACCTATAAAAGAAGAACTTTTATGTAAATTTGCGGTGGCTAATGCTGATCTTAATTATGATCGGGTAGATTTATTTCCATTATATTCCGTACTTGTAAGTATAGGGACAAATAAAAACGACGACGTATTTATTGCGGAAGAGGTTTGGGCTGCTCGTAATACTCCTGAAGATCACCCACTAAATATTAATCATAAACCATTAGATATTATTGGACATATTACTGCTAATTATCCAGTTGATGTTGATTATAAATTAATTGCTTCTGATACTCCCGTGGATAGACTCCCATCTAAATTTCATATTATAACTTCTTCTGTGGTATATAAACTTTGGGATGATAAAGCTCGTCAACGACAGATAGCTAAAATATTAGAAGAGATCATAAGTGCTGATCCACCAAAGCATTACGTCAGTATGGAATGCTTATTTAAAGGGTTTAATTATCTCGTGATGAATAGTAAGGGCGAATCTCAAATACTTGAACGTACAGAGAAAACGGCTTCTCTTACTCGTCATTTGCGCGCGTATGGTGGAAATGGTGTGTTTGGTGAATATAGAATTGCCCGTGTTTTAAAAGGCATAATTTTTAGCGCTCATGGAATTGTTGAGAACCCGGCTAATAAGGATTCAATAATTTTCCCTCATAATAATAATTTATTTTTATCAAAATCGGTGTATAACATTCTATCAGAACAATTTACTGGAGAAAATTCAATGACAGATTTAAATAATGTTGAAAAGGTGCTTGCTGAACTTAAAGAAGAGGTCGCTAAAAGTAGTCTTCATAAGATGCACGCGCTAGAAGCTCAAATCGACGCCTTGAAGAAGGGGGCGGATGAACATCATCGTGAACTTGAGAAAAGGCATGGTGACTTAAGCTCACTTCAAAAAGAGCACGAAGAGAAAATGGCGGCGGTTGGCAAAGAGCTAGACGAGTGGAAAAATAAAGCCGAAGCTGCTGCAAAGAAAGCTGAAGAAGACGAGAAAGAAATGGCTCGACTCAAGGCTGAAAATGAATATGAGAAGAAAGTTACTGAAGAGTTTAAAAAGGCATCTAAAAAAGCTTCTCGTGCTGAAGCTCTTAAGAAAACAAATATTAATAGTAACCGTTTAAATACTGAAGGTTTAATGGATACTCTAGCAGGGCTAGACGATGCTACATTCGATGCAATTATTCAGGTTTTTGCAAAAGATAAAAAAGAAAAAGTTGTAGATGACGAGGATGAAGATGATGCTAAAGCCGATTTTGGTGCTCATCGAATTGATGGTGAACCACAGACAAGTGATTCTACCCAAACCCAAGATGTTGATCAATTTGGCAAACCAAAAAAACCCGTTAACCCACTTACGAAAGATTGTAGCACTGCTGCTAATCCAAACAATATAATTACTGCGGCGGTAATTGAAGAAAATGCGAACCTTGGTGTATCAGTTGATATTGATAAATCTTATGCTAAGGTGCAAGAACAAATTTTAAGTTTCCTTAGTCCTAAGAAAAAGAAATAATGGAGAATAAATATGGCTCTTAAAGGTAGTCGATACGAATTATACACTGATATTCAGTGGTTTATGAATGAAGTTGCACAACGTGGCGGTATTGCTAGTTTATCTACCGTCGGTTCTGGTGCCGCACTCGATCAATCACAAGCTTTAGTTACTTATGCTAGTAATAGTTCTGGTGTTATTCCCTGGGGAATTCTTCTAAATGATATGGTTAATTATGATCTAACCCGTCAGCATATTAACTGGCACAAAGATGAAGTTCAACAAGGTGGTAAAGTTACACTTGGCCGTCGTGGTTGGTGGACTACTAATTTTATTAATGGTACTCCAGCTAAGGGCGATTATGCAGCTTTAGCTAGTTCGGGCTATGTTAATGTTGTAACCGCCGCAAATTATCAGAATAATAGTTATTCTAAAGCTATAAATCCAGTTGTGGGTCAATTCCAATCAACACTAGACGAAGACGGTTATGCTGAAATTGGCATAGCGTTAGGTTAATAAATGGAGAGAAAATATGTTTGACAATATTAATGAAGTAACCCCAGAAATGAAACAACTATTAGCTTCCGCTGGTAGTATGAATCCAAAAATTGCCATCCCGGCTATGGAGGGGTTCGCAAAAGCTCTAACATTACCTCTCCGACAAGGTTTGCTATCCGGTGATATCGTTACCGATATTTTCGGCGTGGTCGAATTTACGCCCGGCATTCCTACTGAGTTTCCAATGGATTTCCTTCCTCCCGGTACTCAGAAAGACTTTAACGCTTTTACAATTCCAAAACATGGTCGTATTCCCGAAAAGAACGTTGAAGGCGATTATGTTATGGTTCCAACCTATTATGTCGGAAATAGCATTGACTGGCTACTTAAATATTCTCAATTTGCTCGTTGGGATATCGTTGCCCGCGCTATGCAAGTTTTTGAGGCTGGTTTCGTAAAGAAAACTAATGATGACGGTTGGCACACTTTGCTAACAGCCGCGCTTGATCGTAACATTGTAGTTTTCGATGCTGATAGTGGTTCTGGCCAATTCACTAAGAGACTTATTAGTCTCATGAAAGTTATTATGCGTCGAAATGGTGGCGGTAATAGTACAACTCCAAATCGCGCTCGTTTAACAGATCTTTATCTTTCTCCTGAGTCGGTTGAAGATATGCGAAATTGGGGCGTAGATATTGTAGATGAATTTACACGTCGAGAAATTTTTACTGCTGATGATGGTTCATTTATGCGTATCTTTAACGTTAATTTACATGATATCGATGAGCTAGGTGAAGGTCAAGAATATCAACTATTTTATCAGAATACACTCGGTGGTAATCTTGCTCCTAATGATCTTGAATTAGTATTAGGACTCGATTTAGCACATAACGACGCCTTTGTCAGCCCTACCTACCAGCCAGGGGTGGAAGTATTTGAAGATGCTACATTACATAGACAGCAACGTCACGGAATCTACGGCTGGAAAAACCAGGGTTTCGGAATTCTCGATAATCGTAGAATTATTCTTGGTTCTCTATAGTCTATAGTCTTTAATATCAATAACTTACGTCGAGTTGATTTAACCTAAATTTTTTCTTGATTTTT